GCACCAGTTTGCGCAGTTACAGTGAGTGTAGCAATGTGTGCTTTACCGCCATTTTGTCTCAGTATACCAAATTGATTGGTCGCTTCGTCGTATCCGATATTGAGTGCTTGTTCTTGTGCAAATAGACCAGCTCTAAGAGTAACACCTAATTGTGGATTATCATATGCGGCTGTAAATCTTGCCATTGCGCCTTGACCTGGACGATAGCGAAGTATTCTATTGCTGCGTAGTACACCATATCCATATGGATCAGTACCTGTGTGTACTTTAAACAGTGTTCCTGTTGATTCAGAATTACCACCAAATTGACTAAACTGCTGGAATTCTCTTGGATCAAATCCGTATAAGCTGTCTAATTGTATTACAGGAGTTAGAGGAACAGTAAGATTTTCTCCAAACGCACTGGTACCCGAAGGCGAACCGCCGTCGCCTGTGCTGGCTACTGTTCTTAGTACTGGTTGTCCTTGACCGTTGTATCCAAGAGCCTTGTGTATATTCAGCAGATTGGGTTCGTCGTTATGAACATAACCTGTACTATTATCCTGCCTTACGCCCATTCAATTATAATCCTAGTGCCCAGTGTGTGTTAAGGTATTCTTCAACATCGTCAGTTTCTTGCGCTGTTAATGCTCTGTTAAACACCAATACTTCTGCAATGTCACCTGTAAAGAATTCTGCCCCGGAATCACAACCAAAACTCATAGCATTGTTTGTATTACTGGTTGTGCTTGCTGGTGTTCCTGTAAATGTTAATGCAGGTTGTGTTTTATCATAGAAATATTTTAATCTATCTACACCGCTTTGCTGTCCGTCATAGCAAATAACATGTATGTGGAAGTTGGTATCTGCGGCTATAGGTGTTGTAGGTTCTGCTGTAACTCCGCCTGCGGCTCCTACTATAAAGTTTCCAGCTGTGTCAATAAACACATCCATGTCACCTTGATCTGTGCTGATAATTGTTTGTTTGTTACCACTTGTTGGTGCGCTTGCTTTGGCAACTATGAACATTGTCATACCAATTCTAGCTTGTAGCCAAGTAGCAGGATTGATGTCCAAACATTCGTCTACACCATCAAATCTCACAACACTTAGTCCGTTGAGTACAGCGGTTTGATATGTTGGTCTTGCACTTGGACCTGTTTGAGTTGGGTTAGCATTGTGTGCAAATGCTGATTTATCGTTCCACTGTGTAATACCTTGTCCGTTGCTTGGATTGGTTGGTTGGAATTGTGTGATATCACTACCATCATACCAAATCTCCAAGCTGGTTGCAGCATCAGTAACAATTACAGAGATTTCATTAGCAGTGGTTATTTCATTTGTAGTTGTGTCTACTGTACCATCTGTATTCACTACAACATCATATGTTGTTTCAGAAGCAAGAGTTTGCGCACTTCCGCTGAGATCCAGTGTCCAATTGCCTCCCCCATCTACAGTAAGCTCAGGATTTACACCCAATGTGTATGTAACACCATCAATAGTTACTGTTAGTGCAGTTGCTAGTATATCATATGTACCAGTAATCGCAGGTTGTGTTTCTGCATCACTCAGTGTATTCACCGTTGGTACTGCTAGTGTGACACCGCCAAAGTTACTAACCCAAGGTCTGTGGTCTAGACTATTTGTAGTTAGTGCTTCGTCTACGTTGTATGGACCTTGCAGTGTCAAACGGTCATAGGTATTCCAATATCTAAAATAAGTTTTTGTACTGTCAGCTACACCACTTATAGTACCGTCAACTGCAACAACTTGCCCTCTGCGTTTTGCTTGTGCAATATCAAGTTTTGCAATTTGCCTTGATTCTTTGTTTTGAATATCTGTGCCGCCGGTGATATGGGCGATGCCGTTTGCGCTCATGAATGTGACTCCTATAATACTATTTATATTATCAGGAGCCACACTGTTGTTTAGGATTCTCGTCGAATACCCAATGCTTTATCTTCAGGATACAAGTCAATACTTACACTGTTGTCTTGATTCCCTCCTAAGATTCTATAATAAACTATGTCATTCATTACTACAGTATCCAAGTAAAATCCAACATGTCCTTGCCATCCTTGATTGCCTCTAGGAAAGATAACCAAATCTCCTTGTTGAGGAGATGACACTTCTTGTCCCCATTCTAACCAACTACGTGCTGCATAAGGATTAGCATGGTTGAGATCTTTAAGACTAACAACGCCACTTTCTTCTAATACGCTGTTAACAAAAGCAGCGCACCATTCGTAATTTACAGGATCAAATCCATCCATGTATTGAGTTAGAACTGTTCTGTGTTGTCGTTCATTTAACCCTAGTTTACTCAATGCTTCGTTCACTTGGTCAGGTGGATTAGGTTTAAGTCTAACCACTTCAATGGTGTTCTGCGGAGTAATTATTGTACGTTCAATAGTACATCCGGTTAATGCTAGCATTACGGCTAGTACAACTACAAATTGCATAATTTTCCCTATTCATGACAACACCTGCAACTGGTGCAGGTGTTGTGCTTGTAATTACTTATGTCTTGTCTCGAATCCGCTAAAGGTTCTTTTCAAACTACTTTTTTTGTAATTCGGAACCAGCGACAATTTCCCCGTTATCGAGTACTCTTAGTAGTCTTAAACTGATCAATGCATCTAGTGCTTTTTCAATTCCATTACGTTTACCTTGCATATAACCTAGCCAAGTGCAAAATAAACAAATCACTACGGCTATATAAGGCTCGTATCCTACAAACATCGCTGACTCCTTTATTGTTCATATACTATTAATATAGTATACTTATAACGAGAAGTCAATAGCTTAGAAGCTAAAACTTACTCCTACTGTTGGTGTTAGTTCTTCTGCATCAAAGTTGTATACACCGCCTGCTGATAGTTCTGCACCACCAAGCATGTAAGTGTATTCACCACCGATGTTTTGTAGTAGATCTTCGTTGTCACCGTTTGCATAAGCTGTTAAGCCTGCTACTTCAGCTACAGTTTCGAAACCAAATAGTTCTGCATCCATGTCATATGTTACAGCACCGCTTACATTTGTACTACCTAAATTCAGACCACCAATTTCTGCACCAAGTACAATGTTATCACTGTCTAGGTTTAGATCACCACTGGCTGTTACATCAATTCCTGCTACACCCATTGAGTATGCACCTTGTAGGTTGCTGATGTCTGTTACGTCTGCTGTCCAGTCTGTGAAACCAAGTGCAAATGCTGCATCGCCTACAGTAACTTGTACTGATTCAGTCATTGCTGGTGCTGCTAGTGTTTGCTCACCTTCTGCGCCTGGCATAACGCCATTGTCGTTACCTAATGCAATACCGAGACCATTTACGTCTGTGCCTACCGTCCATGTGTCCAGTGTTAGAGCACCTTGATCTACAGCGTCAAAGCCTAGCTCGACACTAACTGCTTCGCCTGCACTAACATCTAAGTCGATGCCCATTGTGCCAGCCCAGTTTCCTGTCAATGCATCTTCTGCAAAGTCTAGTGAAACTTCACCACCAAGATTAAACGCAGGCGCTGGTACAGCATCCTGTGCAAATGCAGTACCAGCCATGCTAAATACCGCTACAGTAGATAAAATAAGATTTTTCATTTTTTGTCTTTCTTTCGTAAACTAGGGCAGCTCAGTGCTGCCCCTTTTTTGTTATACTAATATAATTATCATTTTTCAATACAAAATCAAGTGGATAAAAAATTTTAAACCACTAGTGTTGTATTAATACAACAATTATTTTTTGTATGTTTTTGAACCTGTTACAAAGTTATAGAACAGCTCTGCTGCTTCTAGCACCTTGTCTGCGCCAGGAACTTCTGGCATTGCAACTTCAGTTACAATTTCATCACCATCTTTTTTCATTGAAGTTTCAAACTGACCCCACTTGGTATGATAGTCTTGCCACATTTGGCTTTGTGCCATTTCTAATACTTTAGTGCGGATTTCATAGCCACTCTTATTTGACTTAAATGATGGCGCTGTTGGCGGCATCATTTTTTGAAAACCTTCAAAGAATTTTTGCGGCTCCATGCCTGTTGTTTTATAAAGTTCGCCGAATTTTTCAGCCATCTCTGTCATTTGTTTTGTATCAAACATTTTATTTTCTCCTGTGTATGTGTGTGTGCAACGATTCTGTTGCCAGGTTCGTTGCCAACCCCTACTTACCTAAATTAGGCAGCTAGTGCCATTTCTGGCGCATAATTGTCGTTTGCAATTATAGTGTTTGACCAATAACGCAGTCATCCGGTTAACTCCACTTCACTCGCACACCTGTCGATCCTAGTTCAGCCCCATAATAAAAACACTTATCTAAATGTGTTTATGGTGGAGCTGTGGGGTACTGCCCCCCAGTCCAGTATGTGTTTACGTTGCTTCAACGCTAACAGTTTATTTATACAGCCTTTGTTTGATAATGTCAACCGCTCTTTGACTAAGAACAATTTCATAATGATTGCGGTCCACTTGTTCGTATTCTACATCTGTTCTGCATGTCATACTTTTATAGGTAACTATGCCATCATTGCGACCACTGAGCCAAGGCACATCTCCCACTGTGGTTAGTACCTGTGTCCAAGGTATTGTGATTGGTGTACGTCTACTGTCTCGTATAAAACTGCTAGTAGGAGCAATGTCCCTGAACAGTTGATATCCAGGATTTAACATGCTGCCCCAACTGGCTATTTCACTGCCACCAAAAGGAGTAGCAAGACTAACACACCCAACGCTGCGACCTTCGAAATGTTTTTGCAAATATGTTGCGTATATGCCACCTAAACTGTGTACAATGTAAAAGAATGGTCCTTTTTCATTTTCTAGTGTGTCGTACATAACCTGCAAGTTGTCTTTTGCAGTTGTACTTTTATCATAGTTTAGATACAAGGGTTTTTTGGCACCGATGCTTTTTTGCACAAATGCAAAACTGCGCTCACTTGCAGTGGCGCCGTGTATGTATACAATCTTCATACTAGTATTTAACAGTTAAAAATTCAAATAATCAGTTGTTCTTTGAACAGCACTGTTTTGAATACCTTGTTCCCACTGGTCATTTGGATTGCTCCAAAAATATTGATTGGTATAAGGACAATTGGTCCACAGCATTTTTCCATTGGTTCTGCTACCAACAACTTCACTTTCTAATTGTCCAGCAACCCAACTACATCTACCTATTATAATTCTAAAACGCCCTGGAAAGTTTTTAGAATTTAACATATCTATCATTTGTTTGTCTCTAGTGACATATAGATTGTCTTCTATTTCTTGACTACTGTTTAACCTCAAGTCTCCGCTGTGTAAAACATATGCACTGTTAATATCAACAGGACCGCCATAAAATATAGGAGCATTGATTGCTAACTGTATTCCTTTTCTCAGCCTGACACTGATTCTATTTTCCAATTCTTTATTAATAATCCATCCACTAGCACCATCGCCGTCATGCTCCTGAAGATAAACAACACTTTTTTGAAAGTTATTGTCTGTCAAAGGAGGTAAGCTAACCAGCATTTGTTTTTCAAAATTCATTTTGTTTTTCCAAAATCAATATCAAAGTTAACTCCACCGTGTTGCAGTTCTTGTGCTAGTTGGCATACATCATCAAACAATGCTTGACATGCTGCACGATCATAAGTTCCTTGTACACGATAACGTTCTCTGTGTAAAGCCAATGCTTTTTCATGCAGTACTTGGGCTTTTTGATATATTGCTTCTACACTATGGGTCATGCTTAATCCTGTTTAGTTGTATTATACACATATTTAACCGTTTGTCAATAAATACAACTGGAGAGAGAACATGGACGCAGAGATAATGAACGCAGGCGAGGTGGGCCTTGAAGTCACCAATTTGATAATGCCATTTATAAGTGCATTACTTGTTTTAGTCATAACATTGTGGTTTAAAGATTTTGCAACTAAGATTGCAAAAGGCATGATGTTTAAGATGAACAAAGCATTTAACGAAGGCGATACAGTAATATTGGATGGCAATGAGGCACTAATTGTCAAAATAGGACTCAGCGAAACTGTGTTCGGGGTGTATAGCGACAGAGGTTATACTTGGCGTTACGTACCTAACGAGCGCATCCCTATGTTAAAACTTGAAAAAGTAATTAACAAAGATCTCCATTTAGATACTGAAGCTGAAAAAGCCGCTAAACTTCAATCAATGATTGATAGTGTGCAAGACAGCAAAATCAGTGCAAATTCAGAAGCTATTGAGGAGATCAAGAATGGCTCTAAAAAGTGAGTTTAGCTATGCTAACGCACTAGAATGTGCAAACCTAAGTAACCTTGCGTACAAAGAAGAGAAAGCCTTTAAAGAAGCTGCCACTGCCTTGGGATACAAAAACATCAAATACTTTAATGTAGATGGTGCTCAAGCATATGGTATGAGTCAAGGCGATTACATTGTATTAGCTTTTAGAGGTACAGAACCTACTCAGTTCAATGACGTTAAAGCAGACTTGAATGCACTACACGTTAAGAACGAACTAGGTGCTGGTCGTGTTCACAAAGGATTCAAAAAAGAAGTTGATGATATTTGGGATCAAATTGAACAATGGATTGCAAAACGTAATTTCAAACAAGCATATACAACAGGACACAGTCTTGGAGGTGCAATGAGTACTATTGCTTGTAGTAGATTACCAGAAGGTACAATTTGTTATAACTTTGGTTCTCCACGTGTTGGCACAGATGCGTGGGTTAAAGAATTTAACAAAAAGTTTACATTGCATAGATTTGTTAATAACAACGATATTGTACCACGTGTACCGCCTGCATTTTTATTCTATCGTCATGCAGGCAATTTACACTACATTAATACCTACGGGCAAATTCGTAACAGTACCGTATGGCAAAGATTAAAAGATAGATTCAGAGGATATAGAATAGCATGGGCAAATCGCAAATGGTTCGACAGTATCGAAGATCACGGCATGCCAAATTACATCAATAGAATTGCTAACTTTATCAAATAAAAGGATTACCCCTAGCCCAAGCTACTAGACTTTTTCTCGTTCCTTGGGTTATAGGGGTGATTCGATGAGCTAACATACTAGGAAAAAATACTGCTTGATTTCTTTTAAGTCTCATAGTACCAATTGATGAAAATTCAAAATCTCCTCCTTCGTAGTCCTCAGTAAGTAACACACTAGCACTTAATTTTCTAATAGGGCTATTATCATAATTATGAGGAGGACCGTCAGTATGCCAATTGAAAAATTCTTGTTGCTTATATTCGGTATGTTGTATAGTTTCGATAAACTGTAAATCAAATTTAAATTTCGAATTGTTAACCCAAGAGAACGCATCTCCTAGTTTTTTATAAATTGGATTAATAGATTCATTATCGTCTGCTGATAGCCATTTCACTGTGCTAGAGCGAACTTCATTATTTTTTGCCATTTTATCTAGTTCTGCCTGATTTCCTACCTCTGCTTCGATTGATTCAGTATTGTTTGCAATTTGCTCTATCAGTGACAGCTCAGATTCATCAAATACATTGTCTAGTATAAAATACCAATCAGTGTTTTGTACATTAGGATTTTTAAAATAAAACATTTTTCTATCAAATAAAATTAGGGCCACGTGCCCATGCAATAAGACTTTGCCTATTTCCTTGAGTAATAGGACTTACTGTGTGAGGCATGAAACTAGGAAAAAATATTGCACTGTTTCTTTTTATCTTCCCCACTTCCCATCCATGTTGTTTGCTAGCAAAACTAAATTCACCACCTTCATAATCTTCATTGAGCAGTATACTACAACTAATTTTCCTAATAGGGCTGTTATCTGGTTTTTTCATTACGTCATCGATGTGCCAATCAAAATGGTCATCTTTGTCATAACTCAAATGCTGTAACGGTTCAATAAAATCTAATGCAAACTGAAATTTTGTGTCATTAACCCATCTAAAAATATTGGCTAGAGTATTATACACATCCTGCATATCGTTTTCGTTTGCAAGCCAGGTTGGTGTATTTTTTCTAATTGCATCTTGAGGTTGTGTGCTGGGATCTGTGTTTTCTACTGCTTGGTTAATAATGTCAATTTGTTGTTCACTGAAAACATCATCTACAACAAAGTGCCAAGTACTATCAATTGCTTCAGGATTTCTTAAATATATCATAATTTAAAATAACATCTATATCGGTGTTTGTCAACCGCCTGGAACAAATTTATTTTTTGGTTTGTACCAAATTTTCTGTTGATGTATTCTGCCGAGAAGTTCTTGTATCTCATGCATTTCATCTTTTAATTTTGTTGAAGTTTCTCCTTGAGCAATAGCTAATCCTCTACGACCAGCCTTTGCTCTTAGTGCTTGTTCAATAATTTCAATATCTCTTACGTTTAAATCAAACTTTAGATTTGGTTTCATTTAATATCTCTTTTGTAATTTTGTTTGCTGGCATACAAGCCACATTTACTATTGTATCATTGAATCCTGCAACATCAATAACTTCTATAGCAAGTCTATCACTGTTAGCAGGATTGATGATATACTGTTTACATTCATTTTGTGTTTCGAATTGCAGTGTCTTGACGGCAAACGGATCTGCTTCTAACATTGCAAACACAATAAGCCACTTCATAATTTAATCCATTTTACTTTTGCATAATGAGCGTCTAACATGTCTTTGTAGTCAATGGCATCAAGCACATTGTCAAATACTTGTGATACTGTTTTGTTATTGAAATATCCTATAATTCGAATCATGTTCTATTGCCTCTTAGTGCAAAGTACATTCCACCTACCCATAATAGTACATGGAAGTTATCATAAAGTATCACGTCCCAGAAACTTGCTGGCTCTCCGACCCAAATCACACCTGTCATAATACCTGTGATAGTTATGCCACTAAACCTTGTTATCAAGTCTCCTAGTTCTTTTAGCCAGTTCTTTGTATATGATAACAGTCCTCCCATTATCAAACCAACTCCACTGCCAATTTCACCCAGAACAACAAAAGTCCAAACCAACAATGTTAGTTCAAATCCCGCTGCGGTATCAGCATCGATTGGCCATTTGTCAAAGCCTTGCTGTAGGAATATAACAATTAGTGGAATGCGTATGAGCCAGTGGCTCATACAAAATTCAGGTATACGTGATGTGACTGCTGATATCATGGCAACGCCTTGAGTAATTCAGCCAATTTCTTTTTTGACTTGCCTGTTACTCTGGCATCACGAATAGCATCTACTGCTTCTTGTGTTAGGTCACCTACAACCACAATGGCAATCATACCCATTGACTTGTGTGGTGTGCATTGATATAGATACACGCCTGGTGTATCAAATGTATATGAGTATTCTTTTGATAGTTTTGATTTCTTTGGTGCTTCCCAACCATCTGGGCCTGCGATAAATTCTACATTATGACCTTTTGATGTTGGAATCCATGTGATTGTAGTGCCAACTTCTACTGCTGCAATGTCGGTACCATAAACCATCTTGGCTCCGTCGTCTCTTTTGTTTAGCATTTCAATAGCTATATCTCCTGCATATACAGGAAAAGACATAGCCATTAAAACTGCTACAGTAATTGATAGTAGTTTCATTTGTTGTCCTTTACGTTAAGATTACTTGGAGAATACTGTTCTGAATTGTATCCTGATCCTGATCCGTCGACTCCGCTGTTGCATCCAACAACTACTAATAATAAAAAGAAAGCAGACCAAGCTGTTACACGTTTACTCCAAAGAATAAAACCGTCCATTGCTTGTTCTGCTTGTTTTTGTGCTTGTTGTGCTGGGGTCATTGACATAAATCCTCATATCTAGTTGTATGATGACGATGTCGACTTAGATCTCTTTCCCAATCAATAGCACCGCTAACGGAAAAGAAGTTCAAAAAGAATTTTATCATACTTGCCTCCTATACTATAATATATAGTACATCGAAACTGAAAAATCAAGAGTTTCGATGTACTTTATAGTGCGTTAAATTGTAGCGGCAAATTATTTAGATGATTTAATGCTGTTAATTTGCATCATGCAGTGTTTTGCTTCTTTGTAGTATCCCAAAGATGCAAGGTGTGCTGCGGCTCTGCTATATCCAACAACTTCACACCACTTATTAAAGCTTCTACCAAATCCGCGAAACGGATTTACGAGTGTGTTCATTACTATTGCAGTCATTACACCCATCCTTTTAAATTGGCGTTTACTTCGTCTGCGTAATGCTTGTCTGCTAGATATCTGATGTCGCAACGTGCAATTCCAATATCATTTAATTCCATATCAGAAAGTTTGCTTAGTTCTTTGATTGTTGCATTTCTACCTTCGCGGGCTTTTAGTTTTACTTCTAGATTTTTAAACCAGGTAGCTACCCCTTTAAGTCCTACCCAGCCAAATGTATTTGCTACTAGTGTAGTCATTTCGCTATTCCTTTACAATTTTATGTTGATGCTTGAGGGAAGCAATACCCCGGTCTCTTCCGGCGTCACCACTTGTAAGGCATGGGATATGCCCTAGTCTTTCCTAGTGCCACTCATTTTTTCTGAGCTGAGGTCGCTCTGTTGTGTTAACAATTTTATTTATAATTATAGTACAGCAATTCTGACCTATTAGCTACAGCAAAGATTAAAAAGACGTTATGCATTTTGTGCATAGCTTATTTTAGTTTGAAACCAATACGGCCTTTTTGTCCTGTTGCAAAATAAGTCTTGTTGACCAACTGCGGAGCACCTTTGAACACTGCTGGAAATTTTGTATAGTACTCCATTTGTACAGCATCTCTACCACTTGCTTTGGTTGCTTTGGTCACCAACTGTACATATTCATTGTTGTTTAATACTTCTAGCATTGCGTTTTTAAATTCTTCATTGGCATTTACTGTAGGTATAATCGAGTTCATTACCGCTGTTAGTGCATGCCAAAATACTCTGTAGTCTGGTCTGTCTTGTGTACCGCTAGCAATACCTTGTGCTTGTGTCATTTGCTGTAAACGTCCGCTTGGCAAATCACCAATGTTTTGTGTGCGCTTGTCCAAGTTTGCCATTGCTCTGATATCATCATCGTCAATAACGTTTAGCATACGTGCTACTTTGAGTGGACCGTTTACACTACTTTCAGTTGCTAGTAATTCGATAATCTTTGCACCTTCTGGAAAACGTTGCTTTACGTCATCTGTCATTTGTTTGTAAATGCCGCTAAGACTGCTAGCCGCTCCGCCGCTTGTGCTTATCTTACTAGAGATTTGAATACTACGTCCGTCTGCTGTGCGAATCACACTGTCAATCAATTCCATTGCAGTGTCTTGAGGAAACATTACACTGCTTCCGTTGAGATTGCTTATTCCAAACTGTTGCATCATTTTAGCAGTATCACCACTAACACTTGCTGGGTTGCTCATGAGTGCAATTGGTCCCAAGTATTCGCCGCCATACTTTTGCAATACGTTGTAGTACTTCATACCACCTATAATAGGTTGTTTTTGTCCACGCTGTGCCTGATCAACTGCTTCACTCATCACTTCACCAAGATCACCTAAACTTTGTGTACCTTGTTTGATTTGTTGAGCCAATTGGTCTGCACTTCGAAAGTTTTCATCTGGCACCAAATCACTTGGTTTGATTGGTACACTTTCTTGTTCAGCACCCTTACTAAACTTGTATCCTCTGAGTGTCTTCCACATAGTGTGTACACCTTGTGGTGGGATAGCTCTGATGTAACGCACCCATGTTTGACCTTTGCCGTCCTTGTCAGTTACTGTTGCAAGTATAGCGGCTCTAGTACCACTGTTGGGTTTATTGTCATCAATTCGTGTATTTGTGTCTGGTATAGCACTGTCTACAGCCTGCATCATTTGATCCATATCTTCATATGAATCAGCGCCTTCATCAGGTAATACTCTAATATCTTGTATTGTGAGTATGTCGTTAGGATCTGTATCG